GAGTTCCCATATACATTCGACGAACATGCAGCGGCACAGGCGATATCCGCTTTCCCTGCATTGTTTCGCCATACAATCGGAACTTACGCAGGAAGTCCTTTTGAACTTGCACCTTGGCAAGCCTTCATTATTGGTTCTATCTGGGGCTGGAAAGATAGAAATAATTTGCGGCGTTTTCGCCGTGCCTATGTAACGCTTGCACGTAAGAACGGTAAGTCCACCTTGGCCGCTGGCATTTGCATCCTGTTGGCTCAGTTCGATGGTGAGCAGGCGGCACAGGTCTTTATTGGTGCAACCAAGGTTGATCAAGCGAAGCTGATTTTTAACGAAGCATCGCGAATGATAGGTGCAAGTGAAAACCTACGCCACCTCGCGGATCGCCGTGTATTGCAAATCAATTTTGATTCCACTCATAGTTTTATACGACCGCTGGGTTCAGATAGAGCGTTTGATGGACTAAATCCAAGTGGGATTATTTTTGATGAGTTGCATGCTTGGAAAGAACAGCACAGAGCGTTTTACGATACTTTGACTACGGGTAGTGCATCAAGATCGCAACCGCTTCGGTTCACCATCACGACAGCAGGTGACACGAACAGTTTGTTGTGGATCGAGGAAGAGACGATTGCTAAATCGCTGGTAGAGGGTACTTACGAAGAGGAGAGTTACTTTGCCTATATTGCAACCTTGGACAAGGAAGATGATCCATTTGATGAGGCTAACTGGCCTAAGTCCATGCCCAATCTCGGAATATCCGTATCAGCAGATTATGTGCGAGAGCAAACACGAGAAGCAAAAGTATCCAAGGTCGCAGAGAACAGGTTCAAAAGGTATTTCGCCAATGTGCAAGTCTCTCCCAACGAGGCAGCGATCGAACTTACCAAATTTGATTCATGCGAAGGAGAACTTTCTGACTGGCTACAAGCAGATGTCGTCACTTGCGGAATCGACATGGGAGGACGCAATGACTTAGCTGCACTCGCCTACTGTGCCAGGTTTGCCGATGGCGAAAACGAGGATGGTGAGAGGCAGTATCGTTACGAGATAAAAACCAAGGCGTACATGGACTCCGATACGTCTCGGGATTTAAGCGAAATGCCTTGGTTGCAATGGAAGGACAACGGATTGTTAAATGTTGTTCCGTATGTCCATACAGCGATTTACGATGAGGTAATGCAAGAATTTCCTAAGTTGCTTGGCAAGCAGGTTGGTTTCGACCCTTGGTCAACCCAGCAACTCGCAGAGCAACTAGACCAAGAGGGATTTCAATGCATCGTGATTCAGCAGAACAGGTTTAAGTTGCATGAGCCTACGACGTTACTGCTGGATCTGATCGAAAAGAAAAAGATAAAGCATGATGGCGATTCCATCTTGCGTTGGTGCTGCGGTAACATGGTCTTAAGCATTGACAACGCTTCGAGGATTATGCCTGACAAAAAGAATTCAAGCGAAAAGATTGACTGTGCAGTCGCTGCGATCATGGCGTTAAAGCTGGCATCGTTAGCTCCAGAATCACCACGAGGACCATTGTTCATTACATAATATGGCTACATCATTACGAAATCCCGCCAAGTGGTTGTTAGACTTCTTCGGCGGTGGAAACAGCGTCCGAGTCACTGAAACATCTATATTGGCAAGTCCAACTGTGTGGTATTGCATTTCCACAATTGCTGGAGATGTAGCAAAGATGCCACTCGAAGTCAGGCGTCAGGACACGGAGGGTGGTCACGAATTATATAAGCGACATCCTGCTTATAACATGTTGACCCAGCAGAGCAATGAATGGCAAACCGCAGATTGTTTCAAGGAAATGATTACTGCTCACGCACTGGGCTGGGGTAATGGTAGGGCAGCAATTGTCAGGCAAGGTACTCGACCTGTTGAGTTGATACCGCTGATGCCAGATAGGTCAGAGACGCTTATGGTTCAAGGTGAAGTCTATCATGTGACGATGCCCGAAGAGGATGACCCAATCCTTTTTAAGCAAGTCATTGAGGAGACGCCATTGATTGAACTTTTGCAGCATCGCGATGTCGTTGTTATGCATGATAGTGAAGTGCTGCATTGCAAGGGCTTCGGTTACAACGGTTATGCTGGCCTGAGTGTTGCAAGGGTTTTGAAAGATACTCTTGGAATTGATTTGCAGGCACAAAAGTACGCTAACAACGGTATGCGTAAGGGTTTTGCAGGCGAAGTAATGCTCGAAGCACCAGCGGGAATGTTCCGAAACGAGGATGACGCTAAAGCATTCCTAGATGGTTTCCGAAAACGCCACGAGCGAGGTCAGGACGGAGAAACCGTTGGTTTGTTGCGTGAAGGCATTAAGGCTAACGTAATGAATATGTCACCTGCCGACTCGCAGTTTTTGGAGCAGAGGTCATTCAGCAGGCAAGATATCGGCATGATCTTTGGTATGCAGAGTTTGCCATTCGATGACACTGCAACATCCTACAATTCGCTGGAGCAAAAGCAGTTAGCGTATCTTGCTAGTTGCTTAGATCGTTGGCTTACTCGCTGGGAGTTCCAGTGTGACATGAAATTGCGAAGCGAGCCTGAAAAGCGTGTCGACTCGGTTCATTTCAAATTTGATCGTGCTACTTGGTTGCGAACTGATGCTCAAACAAAGCAGGAGGTTTTAAGTGGGCTGATTAGTTCTACGATCATTAATCGAAATGAGGCTCGTTTAGCCTGGGGACTGAATCCAGTTGAGGGTGGCGATGAATTCTTAAATCCTTTCACTACGACCGAGGGTGGTGTTGAGGTGGAAGAGGTTGATGAAGTTGACGAAACGCCTGGTGACGAAGAGACGATGATTGAGGACAGGTTGAAATACCTTACAACACTTGAGGCACAACGAATTATCGAAATGACATCCCGCAAGGATTTCTTGGATCAGCTAGACGGATTCTACACCAAGTGGGCAATAACCTTACTCAACAACCACATTCCAGTCGATAGAGTAAAGGCGATTACAGAGGAGCATAAAGATGGAATCTTGGAACTTTCGGGATCGGTTTCATCAATGGAACAACTCGCAGAACGAGTGGGAGATTATGCCCGAACATGGTGACGATGATGATCACTTAGAGTTAGACATGTCTTTAACTCAAAAAGGCAACCTTATAAACACAGTTGCTATTTTAATTGCAATGATAGACAAGGGAGTTTTAACAACAGACGAATTTATCGATTATCAAATCCAAGCTAGAGAGGCAGTTGAATTCGATGAAAACATGGGGCGAGAAGACGAAGGTGGAGATAGGTAACAAGTCTCCACGACCAGATGACTGGGTTACCGTTAACCTGGACAAATCGACACAACCTACGGTGAACGCACCTGCAACTAAAATACCACTGGAAGATGACTTCGCCGATCTTGTTTATGCTAGTCACATTCTTGAGCATCTCGATTACGGGAATCGGCATCCTAGCGCATATGCTGCTCTCAAAGAATGGTGGCGAATACTGAAACCAGGCGGCACTTTGATGGTGGGTGTACCTGATCTTGAAGTGTTGTGCGAGTTGTACCTAAAGGGAAGTACAGCAGATCGCGTGATGATTATGCGAATGATGATGGGAGGTCACTTAAATGAGTGGGATTACCATTATGCAGGGTACGACCAAAATTTATTGGCATCTTATCTGTCATACTCTGGATTTGAAAACATCGAGCGAGTGAGGGATTTCGGTTTGTTTACTGATGATTGCACAACGCTTGAATACAAAAACACACCTATATCACTTAACTTAAAGGCAACAAAATGTTCGACGTAACAACTCGCGAAATCTTTCTGTACGATGACATCGGACCAGCGTACATGGGGATGTTCGGGACCGAGACTTTAATGGAAGGCATTCGCACTTTTGGCAAAGGCCCGATTAACCTCCGCATCAACAGTTATGGAGGCAGTGTAGATGAAGCATTGGCTATGATTGAAATGCTTTCTAGGCATGATGGGGATGTTCAGGTCAGCGTCGACTCGATTGCTGCCAGTGCTGCATCGTTATTCCCAGCCTACTTCCCATCGACTGCTGCTCCTCACGCTCGCATCATGATTCACAATCCATGGGGCGTTGCCATGGGTGACGCTGAAGAGTTTCGTAAGCAGGCTGACATCTTGGACATTTACCGAGACAGTCTTGTTTCAATTTACGAAGAGGCAATGGGAATTTCTCGTTCAGAGATTATCGCAATGCTTGATGATGAAACTTGGTTTGGTGCAAAGGATGCTTTGCAGGCAGGTTTGATCGACGATATTGGATCAGGAACAATGGTTCCAGCGGAACCTGTGCCACAGGATCGATTCAAAAACGTGCCTCAGGACATGATCATGAGTCCAGTTAAAAGCAGCAAACCGCCCCAGCCCGACAACTCCAAGGAACTGACAAACAAGTTGAGTTTGCTTCGCTTGAAATGTAAGTTGCACAGGGCGAGATAGGTCGCAAAAACCTGGCAAACAACGGTGTATTGACATTTTTGGCAATTTATGGTATGGTGGTGCGGTCTGGAACCCACAATTCAGACAATGCGAGTAGGTAGCGACCGAAAGCGTATCTAAGACTGTAGTGGTCGAGGTATGCGTTTGGTCCTACCTATTTTTTTTGGACCTGCCTCGGCATGAGACAATTTAAAAGGAGAGTGATCCGTGAATAAGATCCAGATGTTGCGAGAAGAGCGTGATGCTCTTGCCGCAAAAGTCGAGGCTTTAACCATCCTCGCACAAGAAGAAGACAGAGACTTTTCGGAAGAAGAGCAGGCACAAGTTGATGCTATTATTGGCAGCGACGAAAACGAAGGCGAGTTGGCTGAGATCAACTCCAAGATCAAACGTGAAGAGCGTCTTGACGAGATTCGTCGCGACATTGCTGCTTCTCGTGCTTCCCAAACGATTCAGCCTCGCAATGAGCCTGGCGAAGTCAACATGAAGAATGTTACCGTTCCCGCAAAAGCTAAATCGCGAGGTTCTTTAGCTTCGTTTGATGGTGCGGACGCTGAAAAGGAAGCATATCTGGCAGGTTTGTTTTATCAAGCTGCCTTTACTGGAAACGAAAAAGCCGCTAACAAA